GGCGAATTCATGTCCACCTTCGAGGCTTTCAGGGAAAGCAACGACGAGAAGCTTGCCGAAATGGAGCGTCGGATGGGCGCCGACGTGCTGACCACCGATAAGGTGGACCGCATCTCGCGCGCGCTCGATGAGCAGAAGCGGGCCATCGACCAGCTGACGCTGAAGCGGGCGCGCCCGGTTCTGGACCGTGAACAGGCGGCGCTGCCTTCCGAGCACAAACAGGCATTCGACGCCTATATGCGCAGCGGCGACGACCGCCATCTGCGTGCGCTCGACACCAAGGCCATGTCCTACGGATCGGGGCAGGATGGCGGCTATCTGGTGCCACCCGAAACGGAAGCGGAGATCGGCAAGCGCCTTGCCGCCATGTCGCCGATCCGCTCTATCGCCTCGGTTCGACAGGTGTCTTCCGCCGTGCTGAAGAAGCCGTTCGCGGTGAACGGCCCGGCTGTCGGCTGGGTGGCCGAGACTGCGGCGCGCCCGCAGACCAATACGGCGACGCTGGCCGAACTGCAGTTCCCGACCATGGAGCTTTACGCCATGCCTGCGGCGACCGCGACGCTGCTGGAGGACTCCATCGTCGATCTCGACCAGTGGATCTCGGCCGAGGTGGAGGCTGCCTTTGCGGAGCAGGAAGGGGCGGCCTTCGTGTCCGGCGATGGCGTCAACAAGCCCAAGGGCTTTCTCGACTACACTAAGGTTGCCGAGACCTCCTGGGCCTGGGGCTCCATCGGCTACACGCTGACCGGCGTGGCCGGGGCTTTCGCGGCCAACGACGAATCCGACATCCTGATCGATACCGTATATGCGCTTAAGGCGGGCTATCGCCAGAACGCGCACTGGGTGATGAACCGCAAGACGCAGGCGGCGATCCGCAAGCTGAAGGACGGCGACGGCAACTACATCTGGCAGCCGCCGGCCGGCCCCGGCCAGAACGCCATGCTGATGGGTTTCCCGCTGGTGGAAGCAGAGGACATGCCCGACATCGGCTCCGGCACCACGCCGATTGCGTTCGGCGATTTCGGGCGCGGCTATCTCGTGGTCGACCGGGCAGGCGTGCGCGTGCTGCGCGATCCCTATTCCGCCAAGCCCTATGTGCTGTTCTACACGACCAAGCGCGTGGGCGGCGGGGTGCAGGACTTCGACGCCATCAAGCTGATCAAGTTCGGCACGGCCTGATCGCGGTCTTCGCCGCGCAAGCCTGCCACCGCGGCCCCGGTTTCCTCCCCCGGGGCCGCTTCTTTTTATCTCCATCACAGGGCGATTGCATGACGCTGATCAGAACCGTGGAGCCTTCCGCCGAGCCGGTGACGCTGGCGGAGGCGAAGGCGCATCTGCGCATCGACCATTCCAGCGAGGACGACCTGCTTGCGGGTCTTATCCGCGCCGCGCGCGAGGAGGTGGAGCGGACGACCGGCCTTGCTCTCATCGAGCAGGGCTGGCGGCTTGTCCTGGACGCGTGGCCGCGCAATGGGGCCGTGACAATCGCGCTGCACCCTGTGCGAACGATCCTTTCCGTTACCGCTTACGGACCGGATGGCGAGGCTTCGCTGGTCAATCCTGCCGGATATCAGGCAGACACCGTATCGCGGCCGTCGCGCATCAGTTTTGGCGATGCACCGCCGGCTTTGCGCACGATGAACGGCATCGAGATCGATTTTACCGCGGGCTTCGGCGAGGCGGGAACAGACGTGCCCGATCTTTTGCGCCGGGCGATGCTGCTTCTCGTGGCGCATTGGTACGAATTCCGCACGGCGTTCGGGCCAAGAGACCAGCCGGTGGGCTATCCGGCCGGATACGACCGGCTGGTCGCACCCTTCCGGACGAGGAGGGTTTGAATGCTGGCCTCCTTCCTCAACCCCGGTGCGCTGCGCACCGAACTGGCTCTCGAAAAGGCCGAGGCCATACCGGACGGCATGGGCGGGTTTTCCGAGCTATGGAATGAAGTCGCTACCGTCTTCGCGCGCATCGAACCGCTGTCGGCGCAAAGCCGCTTCGGAGCCGACACGATGCTGGAAACGGTGACGCACCGTATCGCCTTGCGCAAGCGCGCCGGCATCGAAGGCGGCATGCGTTTCCGGCGTGGCGGCCGGATATTCGAGATCGTGACGGTGCACGATCCGGACGAGAGCGGCCGATATCTGGTGTGCCGGGTTCAGGAGGGCGGTAAATGAATGTGAGCATTGCCCTGACGCTTGACGGGCTGGTGCGCGCGCTGCGCTGGAAAGCCCATGAACTGGCCGAGCAGGTCGAACTTCGACGGCCCGAGCCGCGCAATGCCGATCAGGCGAGGGAGGAACGCGATGACAGCAGCCTCCGCTGATCTGCAGAAAGCGATGTTCGAAGCGCTGGCGGGCGATGCAACGCTTGCCGCTCTGCTGGGCGGCAAGCGCATCTTCGACCGCGTGCCGACAGACGCGGCATTTCCCTATGTCACCTTCGGTCGGACGAGCGTATTCGACTGGAGCACGTCGACCGAGAGCGGGCTCGAACATCTGGTCACGCTGCATGTCTGGTCGAAGGCGAAGGGCAAGAAGGAAGCCTTCGCCATTTTCGATGCCGTGCGCAGCGTGCTGGAAGCCCCGCTGACGCTCCACAGCCAGCATCTGGTGAATTTCCGCTTCGAAGTCGCGGAAGTGAGCTTCGATGACGACATTTCCGTTCATCACGGTCTGCTGCGGCTGCGCGCCGTGACCGAAAGTGCGGACTGACCTTTCCATTCCATTGCAATGAGGGAGACCGATATGGTCGCACAGAAGGGCAAGGACCTTCTTCTCAAGATCGATTCCGACGGACAGGGAGCATTTGTCACCGTAGCCGGGCTGCGCACCAAGCGCATAGCGTTCAACAGCGAGACGGTGGACGTGACCGACGCGGACTCGACCGGCCGCTGGCGCGAGCTTCTGGCTGGAAGCGGCGTGCAGCGCGCGGCCGTCAGCGGATCCGGCATCTTCAAGGATGCGCAGTCCGACGCGCTGATGCGCCAGTGCTTCTTTGCCGGTGATATTGCCGGCTGGCAGCTTGCCGTGCCCGATTTCGGTTTGGTTTCCG